TCGCTCCTCAAGCCCCTCTACCTTATCCGCCATGCCCTTGAGCGTAACGGTCATCGTCTCTAGCGCCCGTTGATCGGGTACTGCTTCTGCTACAACAGGTGTAATTTCATCTGCCATGTTAGTACTCCTTGAGTAGCCTGGCTACTCGGTCTAGTTCTGCCTGGAATGCCCGCAAGTGGTCGCCCGGCTTGCTTCGCGGCTCCCCAGTCAGAGTGCCAACCGGCGGCTCTCTGAGGAGTGCTTCCAATCGTCCCGCTTCGAACGCCATCCTGACGGGGATTATCATCCTCTTCCAAGGAGGCGTCTCACCCAACTTCGCGTAGTACTTCGCCAACTCTGCCTTGATACCGGCAACGCTGACGCCCTTTGCCTGATCAATCCTTCCCGCCGCTGAGTATATCGCCTGCGGAATAGCTTTCAATGATCCGTCGATTACGTCCCCGATCGGAAACTTGAAGTCGGTTAGGTTCTCGCCAGCACCGTCAACCCACAAGAAGGCGCGGCGATACTTTGCCATAACAACATCGCCATCGTCGTTTTCAGCCCACGCTTGCACGCGTTTGTTCGCCGCACCCTTATCCCACTTTGTGCCCTTGTCGGCCAACGCGAGGTTGGATGAGATTACCGCTCTCTCATCTGTGCGTACCGAAGAGATCAGCGCCTCATCATTCGATCCGAAGTTCATCGTTACCGGCGAGATCTCGAAGCTCCTGACTTCTTTGAAGTGCATGATCTGTACATCATTCACCATCACCGGCGCAAACTTCACCTCTTTGAACGAATGACTCATCTCGGTGATGTAACCTTTTTTCATGCCGCTATACGTTTCTCGCCCTTGCTGTACATCAAGATCAAGCTGCCCATCAACTAGAAGGCCCTTCTCATCCTCTAAGACCGCCGCTAAACCGATCGGTTTTTCTCTGAGGTGCATCCACACAACTGGCAAATGTCCCTTGCGCTCACGGACTGTCTTCTTGAAGCACCCCTGGTCGAAGACGGTGTCATACGTGTCGACCACCCCGAAGACGCTAGCATAGCCCGTGAAGTGCCCCGGCGTATCGTCTACCCGCACATCGAACGCTCGCTGTATTCTGTCGGCCATGATTATCGCCTCTTCGACAACTTCATCTGCAGTGTCGCCGCGTTGTTGTCTCCCGCGCTGGTGAACGTGATTCGGTAGATGGTGCTTGCCTTCAAGCCAAACTCCATCGACCTATCATCTCGATCGACCTTCGTAAAGATCTGCGTGCCGCCCGTATACGTCCCGCCATACTCGATCTTGACCGCGTGCGTCGCATCTTCCAGCGCATCGCTTCGTTCCTCGCTACGCCACACCGCCGCTGTGCCCGCTACCCCGATCGCCGCGCCCTCATACCAGACCTCAGTGCAGACCGTGTTTCCGTAGCCATCCACACGCAACCGGTATGATCCCGCCGCCGGTGTGGTGATCGCTACCGCGAAGGCATCGGCAATGTCGAAGTCAGCATCGGCTAGGCTGTATACCCATGTTTTTCTGTTGTCCATATCACTCACCTCTCTTCGTTTCGTACAGCTCCGCGCACCTGCAGTTCACGCTATCCTCCGGCCCGCCTCCGCCCGGATACATTGCGCCGCTAGGGTATGCTTCATCCATGCCGATCCATCCCGCGCCCGTATTCTCGATGTGAAGATCGCGCACCCGTTCGTCGCCGCTATTCGACCAGAACTTCTTCGTGACGATCCCCGACTGTTTCGCGGATTCGTGCATCCCGTATCCCGCCGCAGTATGCACTTCTGTTCGCGCGATCGTGGCCGATCTCGATACCCCGATCCCGTTCTCCCATAGATCGAATTGCTCCCTGATCGCCCGCGCCGTCTTCGTGACCGCCCAGCCCTCATCAATACCCTCAAGCACAATGTGCCGGATAGCCTGTTGCGTCGTCGCCTGTATACCGTCAATGTCTGCCGCGGTCTTCGCGTGCACCCAGTTCTGCACGTTCTTTGCATAGGGATCGAAGGTGTATACAGGATCGGCGCGGTTGATAAGCTCTATGAACCCATCCGTGATACTTCGGCCACTAGAGATCCCGCCTAAGTCTACCGCCTGCCGGCCTCCAAAGTCCTCGATGACACCTTGCAGCACAGACGATATCAACTCAGACCATCGCGCATTGCTCTTGTTGATCACCGCGTCCGTGTCAAGTGTCCCGCCTTCGACTGCCTTGACAACCTCCGCCGCTTGCGCAGCAAAGACGGCTTTCACCTTGATCTCTACCCCGCGCTCCCATCCCTGCTTGTACTGATCGATCGCCCGCCATAGCGCCACTTGCCTTTCATCCATGCTGCGCTTCTGTGATCGCCCGCTCACGGGACTACTGGCTGGCAACAGGTTTGCTGGCAGGTATCCCACGTCCCCGCCCTCTACTGGTTCAATCGACACCCCGAACGTCGCCGCTGCCACATTCCAGGGGACACCGCAAGCCCACACCTTGGTCGCCCGTTCGATCGCCTTGCCCTGTTGGTATTCTGCAATAGGGGTCTGACTGAGATCGTAATCCAAGAAGATGTCGCCCAGTTTCGCTATCTTGGGATCTGCCGTCCCGAATGGCAACCGGAACTTATGGTTGAAGACCGCCCGCATCTCTGACAATCTGGACACTACCGGCCCTTCCCACTTCGCGCGAAGAGCCCACTTCTTGTTCTCGAATGTCGCACCAAGTGTCCCGATCGCTTCGGGGTGAACGTGGAAGACCTTGCAGACACCGACCTCGTATGTCAAGAACGATTGTAGGAAGTCCATCTCTACGGGGGTGAGTGATAGCTGCATAACATCCATCGGCTGGGATGGGATAAGGATATTGTGAGCATTTTGTGGACCAGTGATGCGTTCCTTGAGTAGCTCCAGGAACTTATTAAACTGGTTTTCTTCCAGGGAATTCTTGGGAGCCAGCACTAGGTCAGGCCGCGCCCTATTCTCCATCGATGCCCAGTTCCACTTCAACCCTGCGTTCGACGTATCGACTAGCCGCGCCGCCGCCTGAAGCGGAGCCATGCCATAGTGGTCACTGCCAGGGTCGAAGAACTTGAAGTGCAAGACCTCCTCTGGCTTGTACGACGTTGGCGAAGCCTCGCCAGGAACATAGTAACTGTAACTACTGATATTCCCCTTCTTATCCGGCACGATAGCCACGCGATCAGGACGCCAACTCCATATATCGATGTTCCCTGGAGTCGTCTGACTCCATAGCCCGTAGGCATTGCCAGCAAGTGACTTGTACAGGTCGAATGCCTCAAGCAATGCTCCCCACGTACCTTCGGTATTAGGGGAGCGGATCATTTCGTTAAGGGGATGTGTATCTAGAATCTCCGCCCCGGTTTTCGTCTGCTTCTTGACCTGCCAAGGGACGGAGCGTATACAATCGGCGATGTCACTCGCCACTGCGTAGAGAATGTATGAGACCTTGTATCCTTCGGTGATCGCCTTGACCGTGTCCCATTCCGGCCATTGCGTCTGACCGGCCATGTATGCAGCGCCAACGCGCGGAGGCTGCGTTGCTCTACTCGCAGCCCACTTGATAACAGCATCGGCAACTGCATTGACTACACTCAACTAATCACCACCCACGTCTACTCTACAGCATCACCCCCTCCATGTCAATAGCTGCGCGGCTGGCCGTAGGTCTAACGGCGATCCGGGATCTCGGACGATCAACTCCGAGCGGCCCTCTCGGGCGAAGGATTCCTGCCATAGCTTCGGTTTCAAACCGCTTGCTATCACATGGCCGCAGCCGCGCATCGCTTACCAACCAAACTGCACTGCTCCGTCAAGCGCGACGAAGCCCACGCACCGCTCATTCTCGCCATCGATCCAGCCTAGCCAGCCGGCGTCCTGTGGGTGCTTATACAGATGCACGGTCATTGTAATCACCTCCTCGTCTGCCTATCTCTGAGAATCGCTATCCTCTCCTTGATTTGCCGATCCTCATAATCACGGAGAGCTATATAATCATCACCACCTGCCAGTCGCGCTCTACCAACGGCAGAAAGCAACGTCTCTATCATCTCTAAGATCTCTTCAATGGTTGCGCCCGTCTGCGTCTCATTCTCATTGGGAACGCCAGCCATATTCCGCGCCTCCGCCACTGCATGCTCCAGTCTCTTTGTTGCCTCAGCTTTCTTCGCCATTCTCGCCCTCCTCCTATATCCTAGCTACTTTTCCAGACCGCCCTATCCTTGCGACGGAGTTCAAGATACCCAAGCCCAGGATCTACCGTTACGAATATGCCTGATAGTCGAAGTACATACGCCATACTGCTCTGATAGGATCTCGGTTTTAATCTTAGAGTGTTTCACCGCGCGTACTTGGCTAACAGTGAGTTTTGCCCTTGGGTATCCTTTCTTTGCCGTCCGCCTATTATGTTCCTGTGTGGTTAGCAGCTCAAGGTTAACGAGACGATTGTCCGCCTTATCTCCGTTTTTATGATGGACTATCTCGTTCTTGGCAAGAGAGCGACCAAGATGCTGTTCCATCATCCATCTATGCTCTCGTTCTGACCTAACATGCCCTGGGCTTCCCACCGAAATAATCACGTATCCATTGCTATTGATCCTACGTGCATGTCTATAAGGTTGTTTCCCTCTCTTCTTACGGTATGCCTCTCGCTTTTCCTTCGCCCTACGCAGAATCCGGTGCTTGTTGGCATAGTAATAGGCTAACCCAGCAGCACGCTGCTCTTCAGTGGTATAGCCCGACAGTTTATAAATACGGCCCGATGCCTTTTCCATTCACTCCACCTTCTACGCTCACCTAAAGAGCATTTGATGCCCTTATTATACACCACTTAAGCCTGTGGTGCAATCCTCAAAGTACTATTCAAAGCACGGTTTTACCGCCGCCTTCCGCGCTCGTTTTCGTCCGGCTCGGTGCGCCCCCGGTTGCTGCATGTAGTAAGGGGGAACGATATATTCATCCCTCGGCATGGCTATCACCTCCTCTCCGCCGCATCAACTCCTCGCGCAGTAGGTTGATCACTCGCCCCTCCTTGGCTCCACACTCCTTGCACACGTATCGTCTGCGCGGCAACCACCACGAGATGCGCCCACACGTCCCGCATCGCACCTTAACTATCTTGGCTTTCATAGCTCCACCGATCCGACGCCCACGAAGGTATCGTGTAGCATCAATTCAGTCGCCGCCCAGACTAGCCAATCGAGCCTATCATCATGTTCTAACTCATCAACTGGAGTTGTTAGCTGGTCTTCTAACTCTGTGAACATGCCTATGTGGTAGGCGCGGTGCTGCTCATAGATCAACGCAACGGGCTCCGCCCTCTTGTCCTTACCCCTTGTCGCTGTCACAGCCTTAAACGGTACACTCTCGTTCACCTGGTGGATAGTATTCCCTACCATCTCCCCGCCGTTATTGACTTCGCCAACGATCAGGTTCGCATGATGCCTAAAATACGCATTGACTCCAGCGTTCGCCCATCCCTTCGGAGAGAGTCTATCGCTTAGATCCTCTATCACATATAACCGATTCCCGCTTCTCCCAGCAACCCCGATACCTGCTTCGTCTGCCTTCTCATCATGTTTTTTAGGTGGATCAATCGCCACCACGATACGATCCATTGGCGGTGCATCTTCTGGAGAACAGCGCAGGATGTCATCATACTTCCAGAGCGCCCCCTTCCTTACATCAAGCCACAGTCCGTACAGGAATCGGTCTCTCTTGCGCTTAGAAAGGCTATTAAGCTCTTTCAGGTACTCTTCGCTGATATTGGCTAGGTTGTCGATCGGGTTCATCAGCAACGAGGCATACCTTTCAGGCGTCGGTAGCGGCGTCCTCTCTTCCGGGTCTTTCAACTCGATGAACATTCTATAAGCCCAGTGCTGCTTGTGTGGCGGGTTGCAGTCATAGTAGCACCGATTGACAAGGTCTGACTTCTCTGCCAGCCTTGACCGCGCCGTTTCAATCGAGCCATAGGTGAACTGCGAGCACTCGTTGAAGAAGATGGTGCTGTATTCTGTCCCTAGCACCTTCTCAGTCCGCAGCTTATCGTCAAGCCCTCCGATCCAGATCTCCGACCCGTTGGGAAACTTGATAAAGAAGTCCGTGCTATTCCACTCTACCTTGAGATCAGGCCAACAGGCCGCTAAGACCTTCGGCAAGGTGTCATGCCACACGGATGTCTTGACGTGGTTGAAGTGTAGCCGAAGGATCAGGTGCCGCGACTTTGCCTTGAGCGCCCGGACGATCAGCGCGTATATGAGCAGGAACGTCTTGCCCGACCTACCGCCGCCGTAGAGCAGGACGTGACGCGCATCGCCCTTAAGTAGAGGGACGGCCTCGTGCTGCTTGGCTGTCTTTGTGAAGGGCTTAGTCGCTGTCGGCATTATCCTGGTCTAGCCACCTCAAGATCTTATTACGAGTATATCTGTCACCAAACGCTATGCAGAATTTTACCGCAAACATTTGCATATCATGCTCCACTTTCTCTACCCGGGCACGTGTCTCTTCTTCATAACTGGTTGCCTGTTTATCCTTATCCATCCTCGCCTCCTATAGCCCTTCGTCTTCCTTGTCGAAGTGCAGATTGACCTCGCCTGTGATATTCACGTCCTGCTTGTCCCGCCACTTGTCGGGTGCGACGTTCTTGAGATAGAACTGAATCGCCCTTACATCGGGATGCTTTGTCCGCTCATTCCCGTCCTCATGATACGTGTACCCCTTACAGAGCCGATATAGTGCATCCTCAACGTTCCTGATAGGGTTCTGCTTGCCCTCCATCATGGCCTCCGAAAACTCAGGATGCTCTACCTTCCAGAGCGACAGTGTCGAAGTGGCAATAACAAGCACCTTTGCCATCTCTTCCTCAGTTAGTCCGCGTTCAGCTAGTTTTCGGATGATACCGAGGTGAATACTGGGGTCGTATTTCGTCGGCCTGCCTTCGGGTTCCGCTTGCTTCTTAGCCATCTCTCTCCATCTTCTCCCTGATCGCCTGCCGCAGGAACTGTGACGCCTCGCGCTTGCGCTTCAACGTCTCCAGCAAGGCGATGATATCCGCGTCTTGCGTGACCTCAAGGCTCAAGCTCCACATCGCGTAAGACTTCATCTCACGCCCCCACACTCTTAGCTGAATCGTCTTCACCGCTATCTTGTTCCGAGGCTTGCTGGCGGCGACCGAATAAGTCAGCCTTTCGAGCCGAATCACACATGCTGCGGGTTAAAGCCTGCCGTAAACTTTTGGTCATTCGTGTCATCTTTGCTACCTCCCTTGTATACTATCAATATACGTTATTATTATAATGATGTCAAGGGGCACACCTCACCGGCCTTAATCCTAGCGCAGTCAGCCTCTCAAGGCTAACGGCCACGTACTTGGGCTCTACATCGCAGCCAAAACATATCCTGTTTTCATTCTCTGCGGCGACTACGGTCGTACCTGAGCCTAGGAAGGGTTCATAGAGAATGTCCTCCGTGAGAGCAAACCGCGCAATTAGCATACGCCATAATCCTACTGGTTTGGCTGTTGGGTGACTTCCCTTGGAGCGTATCCCCTCAGAGTAATCGTTCAGGCATTCCACCATATCAATGCCTCCGTCTAGCGGACAATCATATACGAGAATTGCATCCCACTTATTAGTGCCCCCAAGCCGCGTATTACCCTGCCCGTTACGTTTTACCCACGCAATGATCCACTGCGGTTCACCTGCTATGGATTCCCACCACATTAACCGCTTGATCCCAACGGTAAACAACCGCCTCGAAGGCAGAAATTGCAACCACTTAGAAGACCAGGCAGCATATTGTGCGCGTCCTTGCTTGTCATTCGTCCCCTCGCCATACTTAATTCCCACGTTATATGGCGGGTCAGTTATTGTAAGGCCTGCCTTCTTGCCATCCATCAACAACGCCACATCCCCCGCGTCCGTTGAATCGCCGCACATCACACGATGAATGCCCGCCTTGCCAGGAATTTCCCACACCTGCCCGCGCTCAACGCCCCACTTCTCGTTCAGCTCCTCTGCACGGTCGATCATCTCACCGACTTCTGCGCTGTCATCGGGTGCTGGCGGCTCATCGAATCCCATCGCGCCAAGTTCAACGAAGTCCAGCACCTCCGTCTTCAACTCCTCCAACTTGACTTCGTCCCACTTCGCTAGCGTCGCCGTCTGGTTGTCTGCTAGCGCCAGCCCGATCCTGCGCGGGTCCGCCGTCTCCAGATCCGTCCGTTTGACGACGATCAACTCCTCGCCGTCGGTCTCGATCTCGCGCACCTTGATCCCTAACGCCTGCGCCTGCTCATAGACACCGTTGCCCGAAATGACCACGTCGTTCTTGTCGATGACGATCGATCGCCCCGCGCCGAATGCCTCCAGCGACTTGCGTAAGGTCTCCTTCGCCTTCGCGTCCCGGACACGGGCGTTGCGTGGATCAAGCGCGTATTGTGCTGTCATTTGCCCTCACCGCCATGAACACGTCTAGCGCGGCAAGCTCTTCGTAGGTAAGAATACCGTCAATATGGACGTGACCATGGTAGACGTTGATGAGAGCATGATTGGTAAACTCTATCCTCACCCCAGCCCCTTTATGCGCCCTCAATATTCCCCGCAAGACACCTAGCTCTTTCGGTGATAATCCATATACGTGATTGTTTAGAGCGTCTTCCACTAGCTCGGTCATTGCCTCACCTCCTTGTCAACTGGCACAAACTTACCTCCGTCTACTGTGCCAAGCACCCATGTGCTGCCACGGAGAGGGCTATGTTCATTGTCAATCTCAACCTGTATAACCTTCAGTTTCACCTGGGGTTTGTCAGTCGCCCCTTTGTGTATACGCGCACGCCGCGATAGATTGCTTGCTGCACCGATTATCCCCATTGCGATCACAAACACACCTACGCCAACCATGAACACCCCCACCCCCGTTATCTCTATCATCCCCTTAATCGTGACGACCAGAAGCGCACATACCGCCCCTATTACGATGATCAAACACCCTATACCGATGATTCGTTTCATTTCTGCGCCTCCTTCCCGAAGAGATTGATAAGAAAATGGCATATCTCACTCCACCACGGTATCACCACTACCAGTAAGAGTACAAAACCTATGATGATTCCAAACGCCAGCCAGTTAAACGCGCCCTGATGCACGGTCACAATCATCACATCACCCCCAATCCGCGTACTTGACGGAAATGAGTCCCGAATCATTTGGCCCCAACCATATCGGCCACTTGTTGTAAATGTCTCGGTTCGATGCCTTATCTATATCCGACACTATCCATTCCCCGTCGCAAAAAGCCTCCATACCAAGATAAGCCCTCTTCTGAGGTGGCCGTGGAATCGTCACCATGAATTTCTCCTTGCATGGAACCTTCTCCACCTCGCACAGTGTCGCAGCCGCCCGGTCGTAATGCAGCAAGCGCTTCGGATAAGGCGATTCATACTTCCGGTATGTGCGCGGCGTTACGTATACAGGGACAAGCTCAACGGTGTATCCTTCTGTACGTCGCTTCATTGCGTCCCCCCGCCCCTTTCAGCTAGGTCATTGATGTACGCATCATATGCTCCTAGATTGATGGTATCCACAGTGACCTGTATTGATCTGCCATGATAGCCGCAGCCCCCTATGCGATCCCAGAATGCATCAGGCAGATTAGCTACACGTGCATTCACTAGCTTCTTGATTGACGTCCACTTCTTGATAATCCTGCCGCCCCTTGAGTGCACGGACATGAATACCTGATCGCCCATGCCCTCCATGCTCAAGATATAGCACTTCGCGCCTTTCCTAATAGCCCTCTCTCCAATCGAATTAGCTATCACTATGGGTGTGCTCATGATCCCTCCTCTTGTCTTTGCAGACAGCCGGATTCGAACCGACGATTCTTGCCTTGAAAGGGCAATGTCCTGACCGGACTAGACGATGCCTGCATTTACTCATCTTTCTCACCTCTCCACCACGGTATCACGATTGCCAGTAGGATTACAAGGCCGTCGATGATTCCCAGGGCCAGCCAGTTCACTTCGCATCTTCCATCGCTGTCACGTAAACCAGCGTGATTGCGCGCGCCATCTCGCCCTTCTTCGTCGTCGCCTGGAACTTGTCAACCGGATCAACCTTGCCCGCCTTCATCCCCTTTCTGATCCGCGCCCGCCAGGGTAGATGCAGCAACAGCGTCGCCTGAGAACAGTCCTTGCCGTCGGATACCGTGCCCAGTACCCATGCGCCGCCGTGGAGAGGGCTCTTTTTGTTGTAGATCTCCTCGAATAGCCACCATGCATCAAGCAAGTCGTGTACAGGGTCGCTCCACATCTTCCCTTGCCGGCGCCCGGAAAATGCTTGTGCCTTGATTATCAGCTCCTCATCCGTCAACGCCAGGATCTCATCATGCGTCACCGCTATCATCCTCCTGTAACTCCATCTTCTGGTGGCACTTCGGACACAACATGTTCTTCATCGGCCCGCCCCACCCGTAGAGCTGCATCGTCTCCTCATATCCACACCTCACGCACTTGTATGTGTACCCGCCTGCGCTGCCTAGTTCCACCTTCACTGCGCATCACTTATCCCTATCTCCCAGTTTGTCGCTCCGATAGACTGTAACCATCTTTCTGCCGCCGCGAAGGAAGCAAATTTCCGCCTGCTCTCATACAGCTCGCCATTTGCCGTTGTGTAAAGCATGTGGTATCGATGCTCATTGTCCGTCACTCTGACACCTCCAGTTGCCACTCAGGGAACGCTTGCGTGAACAGCGCCGCCCTCACAGGCCAGTCCCTCACCCGCACGCAGTCACGGCACAGTAGGCCAAGATGGAGCAGGCAGGATTTACTAGCACCCATAGGTGTTCCCACAGCATTCCTAGCGGGATGTTTCCTGCGATAATGGCGGCGGGAATATCTAGCGGTGAGACAATCTTTAGCAGTTCCCGCACAAATTTCCTTTGCTGCTCTCTTTCGGCAATCTTATCCAGTAACAACACGGTATCATTGCGATCACTGGCGGGATAGAAACCACCAACCCGAACTTCCTCTCCATCCTTGGTCCACCGAGTTCCATCTCTACTACCCTTTTCCCACCCCATCACTGTTTCGGCGCAAATCTCATTGCGTCCGCGCTCTGATAGAGATTCCCATTCAGCTAACGTCATCACTCCTCCTTCTCCATCACTAGAAGGAATGCACATGTAATCGCTCTTGTTGCCTTCTTTGCCTCTACTGGACCTACAACCCAGTCGTAATCACCGCCTGCATTACCGTACAAGACACCGCTCCACCATTTGTCTGTATTCTCTAGTCGGTAAACTGATAGACCTGCTTCTTCAGCCAATATCCATGCGTGTACGATGTTATGTGTCGGGTCCCAGCCATTGCGAGCAACGAACCCCACGCTCAACGCATCTCCCATCAGTTTCAGCGCTGCTTGATTCAAGTCTATATCGGTCCTCCTCATAACTTCCGGCTCCTTAAATAGCATCGTATTCCGCCTCCTTCTCCCATTCCTCATACGCGACCTCATTCCCAGCCCCATCATACAGCCGTTGTGCCTTGCGATCCCACTTGATCCCCGCCCGGAACGCATTGATTTCGAGCACCTTCACCTCTGGCGATTTGCGTTCCATGACCACATCCACATCACGCGATCGCACGAAGAGCACATCCGTCTGGAGCCGTCCCAGTGGCCGGCGCGATTGTCCGATGAGAAGATACCAGCGCATTGTCGCCATCTTAAACCCCTTCTCGATCAGCGCCCGGTGTAGATCCGAGTAGCTCATATCTACTGCCATGTCTAGCCAGACCTGCGCGTTTGCTAACTTTGCGCCTGCTGAGATCAACAACAACACCTTGCGCAGGTTAACTCCGTCCGGCCACGTCCATCCGGTGTCCTCGATCCACTGCGAGGCCCTTGCTTCATCCTTCGCCCGATTCGAATCCAACCCTAGCCCAGCGATGAACTGCGCCGGACTCGCTGCATCTGAGACCAACTGGTAGTTGCGCCATATATGAGCGATGACCTGCGCATGCCTGGACTCGATCATCTGCACACTGCGTACCATGTCGATCTCTTGCTCTAGCATCTCTGCGTCTTGCCGCTTGTAGAACCAAATTTCACTCTTCGGCCACGAGTGCCACTCATCGGCGATCCCGTCCCGCCGTTCGACGACAAGCCCGCCCTCCTTGTCCGCTCGATCCCAGTCCAGGATGCGCACCGTCGGCACTGATACGCCTGGATGTACGCCATCCATGTGGATCGACTCAGAAAGCGTGATACCGTTCTCTACCGTGTCCAACTCATCACTACCCCCCATTCCAAGCGGGTACCAGTGATGCACCTGTAGCGGCACCTCACGGCCATCTGCGCCGGTGATCTGGCAGCGATGATTATCAAGCTCCAGTACCTCCTGACGAACTGCCTCACTCCGCGCCATCATCGGCCTCCGCTATCTCCAAAATGATACACTCTCGGTAATTAAGACTCCCAAGCGTGATCTCCATCATTGTCCCGTCTTCTAGCCCCATCTGCGCGACGAATGCAGATGGAATCGTGATAATGTGACTCCCGTTGCGCTCTCGCACCCGTCTCTGATTTCCTCTCGCCATCTCTACCTCCTGTTGATGTGCGGCTGGCTGGGAGATCTATTCCAAGCACGGTCACGGCTTTCGCTCGTCTCCCGTCCGATAGTGCTATCCTGCTCGTTCTATTGCTCGGGCGTTCTCACGCACCAGCCGTATATCCCTATACCGATAGTCTACACTTTTTTAGGCACGACGTCAAGAGACTAGTTTCTGTCGTTCTGTTTGCGACACCGTCCTCGCAATATCCCACGCATCGCTTATCGACAATCTGTAGTGAATACGAAATCCATCTGGTATTCCACATGATCGCGGTTCCCATTCCCGCCATAGAATCTGTAAAAACAATCGCAGCACAACTATCACCTCCACATTCATTCACACGACTCAAGCAGCTCGTTTCTGTCGTCCTGCTTGCGGCACCCATCCCGGCGGCAGCTGATTCCCAAAGTCGATCACCAAAAAACCGTCCGCGTCCTTGTGCGCCAGATACCGGTCCGGATTCGCCCCGGCTACTCTGAGCACCGCCTGGCAGCTAATGAACAGAGTATCGTCGCCTGCGTGTGCTCGCGTCACTACGCGCTTGCCCTCAGCGCCCGTATACAGTTGCATGGCGACAAGGCCCGGCGCGGAGTTGACTCTCACTGTTGCCGTAAAGTAGCGCTGCAATTTCCACGTTCGCACTGTTGATGCACCTAGGGCGATGCGGCTTACCTTCTTGTCGACCGACACTACTCCAACGGGGAGATTCCAGCTATCAACTTCATGCCACATCAGGACTCCCTTGCCTCGGCAACCTGCGCCGTCAGTTCGTTGTTCGCTTCCTCAAGGCTCAGGATCTCATTCTCCAGGGACTCTGCCCGGTCTCGTAATCTCTCGATCTCCTTGTTTTTCTCCGCTCGCATCTCCGCATACGCGGTGGATCTTCGGTCGTCGTCAGCATCATTCAAGATCGCTCTGAATTCATCCATCATCCCCCCAGTTGAGCTACTAGCTTCGCCCGATCAGCCAGAGCGTCTGTATGCAGCCGCTCCAGGTGGCTAACCTGCTCCTCTTGCTCAATCGTCTTGTCATCTATGTAGCTTAACTTCGCAAGTAACGCCTCTAGCTTGTACTCGATGTAGTGATCTAGCTCTGACAAATCCGCCTTCACTGCCTGTATTCGCGCATCATCATATCCGCTACCGCCGAACAACTTGCCCGCTACGAATTCCGGTAGCTTCCTGCGCACCGTGTCGATCGTCCAGTTGCTAGTCCACTCCTCGCTTGACTTCTCCAACGCCTCCATACAACCGATGATCTCCGCCGGTGTGCGATCACTCAAAAACATTGTCTTAATCGATTGCTGAATCGGTTGCCATTCCCCGTTCTTTGGCGTGATGCCCTTGATTCGTTTGTAGGCTTCGGTTACGAGGGTGTAGTCCGCCTTTGGAAATGAGACGTTTTTCCTGGCGGTCGGCTTGTCCGACCTAGGCTTGTTAGTCTTCTCAGATTCGTCTTCTTCTACTTCGTCTTCTTTGTCCCGCACCGGCGCGGGTTCCTGACCACGCACTGATGCGGGTTCCTGATCCCCGGATTGTGCGGGATCAGTGACGGCGCCTGCATAAGAAGAGAATTCCTGTATCTCTTGCGGCGTTTCTGGCACGAATAAGATGTAGAGATTCGTCTTAGTGAGTCCGCGCCGCTGCACGTTCAGCAAGCCCTTCTCTTCCAACTGGCGACGGTGCCTAAGGATTGTGTCCTCTGATGTTCCGAGATCCTTAGCTATCCGCGCCATACCGGGGAACGCGCCTTGC